AATGAAAATCGTCGTCTCGATTCCAACGATGGGCCGGCCGGAGCGGCCTGGCCAGGTGCGTGAGTGCGTTCTGCGTCTGCTCGAAAGCGTGCGCGATGCGGCACAGCAGGTCGTGTGTGTCGTTCACGTCGACGGCGACGAGGCGACGGCTGAATCCTTGGCAGACTTGCCGATTGAGAGAATCTTTAGCGCGGAACGCCGGGGCGCAATCCACGGCTGGAATGCGGCGGTGCGGCACGTGCCGGATGCGGATGCCTACGTGCTGGCAGCGGACGACGTGCTATTTCACGATGGCTGGCTGGAGGCGGCGCTGGCCGCGCTGAGGCGATTGCCAAACGCAGATGGCGTGGTGGGGCTGAACGACCTGGGCGTGGGGAACAAGTACCGTGACTTCGCGCCGCATTACCTGATGACGCGCGGTTTCATGGCACGCTATCACGGCGGCGTGCTCGCGATACCGGCCTACACGCACTACGCCTGCGACATGGAGACGGCCGAGCGCGCGCAGTGGGCCGGGCGCTTCGTGTATGCGGAGGGGGCTGTTGTCGAGCACATGGCCTACTACGAGGGCAAGGCGCCCGTGGACGACGTGTACCGCGCCGCCGACAGCACACGCGCGATGGATCGATTGCTCTTCTTGCGGCGCAGGTCGGATAACTTTCCCAACAACTTCGATCCCTTTCTGCCAGCACTCCTCGATCCGGCTGTGTTTTGGTGTGTGCTGACAACGCAGGCGTTCCTGGAGCCGGCTGTGAGTAGCCTGCTGGATGTGGCTGAGGAGGCTGGGAGGAACGGTTTCACCCGCCTAGCGGGGCCACGTGCGCACGTCGATGTGGCGCGCAACTGTTACGCGGATGCGTTCCGCCGGCTATCATCCGATCCGGATGATATGCTGGTCATGCTTGACGCCGACCACAAGCATCCGCGCGGGATTCTGGAAGACCTGTGCGGAAAGGGCTACGGGGGGATGCTGGGTGCGCTGTGCTTTCGGCGCGGCAAGCCTTACGACGCGATGGCATGGCAGATACAGGGAGACGAGGGCGAGGAACGCGAATCGGTGTCGATTGCCTGCTGGAACCCGGAAACTGGCAAGGTCGAACCGAACGTGAAGTTCAAGCCGGGAGAGGTGGTTAGGGTCAGTGCGCTGGGCATGGGCGCGGTGATGATTCGGCGCTGGGTGTTTGAGCAGCTAGAGAAGGCGGGCGTCCCCATCCCGCACTTCCGCAGGGTTTTTAGCGTTGGGAGCCTCGCGCTGCACAGCGAAGATATGTTCTTCAGCGCGGCCTGTCGGAAAGCGGGCGTTCAGATGGCGTGCGACACCGGGACGGTATCGCCGCACATTGGTTGGGAATACATCGGGTTGACCGAGAGCTAGAAGGTGTGATAAACAGCGGATGATGAGAATGCGCGGATCGGAGCGGGGCGCGAAGCCGGACGGGGCTGTCGGGCGTTGATTGACAGTTGACTGATACCAAGAAGGTGTGATAGAATAACGGTGAGGGTGACTAGCGCGGGCAAGGTGAAGCCGCAAGGCCAGTCCAAAAAGACAACGTAGCACGCGCGACCCGCAAACACACAATCGAATATTTTACGTCCCGCGTATTCCGTCCGAAGCAGCAACCGGGCGCAGCGCGCGGGATAAGACGGACAAGCAAGCGCTCCTCTGTGTTTACAGAGGAGCGCTTTTTTTGTTTTCCGCACACGAATCAGGAGGCAATCCAAATCATGGGTACGGACGGCGCCAACACAGAGACAGGGGTCAATGCTTCGGCGGCTGGCGGTCAACCGGCTACACAGCCGCAGGGCGGGGAGTCCGCCGCGCAGACGCAGGAGCAAGCGCCGCTTTCTTTGGCACAGGTTGAGCAGGTGGTGAGGAGCATCCTGGGGGAGTCGCTTGCCGACTACGGCGAGAGACAATCCAGAACGCTTCAATCTCAACTCGACAAGCGCGAAGCCGGCATCACGAAGCGTCTGCGAGACCAACTCACGCAAGCGGAGAAGTTCGCCCAGATCGCGGAGCAGCGCGGCGTAGACAAGAACCAGGCCGCCGCTTTGCAGGGCGCGTTCGTGAACGACGCGCTACAGGCGATGCTCGCAGAGGAAGAGCAGGGCGAGGAGCGCGGTACGTCCCGCAAGGGGCGCGCCGTGCAAGACGACCTGAATGACGTGGACGAGCGCGAAGCCGTCACCGAGCAAGGGCGGTTCGTCTGGGAGATGAGCGGACTTGAGCAGGGCGATCCGGAGGCGGCAAGCATTGTCACCAACGGCACCGCGCAGCAGTACCTCAACTCCATCTACCAGGCCGGCATCAAGAAGGCGCTGCGACTGCAAGGCACGGGGCAACCCGCGCAGCAGCCGCCACCGCCTGCGAGTGCTGCACGTCTGCCCGCACTCGGCACAGACGGCTCACGCGCTCCGCAAGAGGAACCCTGGCGCCAGTTACACGGCAGCGACCTGTGGAAGGCCGCTGACGAACACGAGCGCCAGCAACGACAAAAAGCATAGCCGGAGGCAACAGCGCCTCCGGCTGCGGAGGCGATAGAGAATGGCTTCAACACTTAACGAACTGGCGAAGGTCACGGTCACGCCGCTGGGCAAGGCGGTTATCGAAGACCTGCTCCGCCAGTCAAAGGTTCTGCAACTTGCCCCAATCGAATCGATCAACGGTCTGCGTGTCAATCACGCGCGATGGCAGACGCTGCCGAGCATCGCCACCCGCGCGGTGAACGGCACGTACACCGAATCCACCGGTCAACTCGACCAGGTGCAGGAGACGCTGCACATCTACGGCGGCGAGGTCAAGGTTGACCGCGTTCTCGAAGGCGACAAGACGGCCATCGAGTCACCGATGACCACGCAGACCAAGATGAAGGTCGCGGCACTGGCGTACAAGGTGAATCAGGACTTCATCAAGGGCGACCACGCGGTAGACCCGAACGGCTTTGAGGGCCTGACCAAGCGCGTGAGCAACCTGCCGACGCGCATGACCATCGACCTGGCTTCGTCAGGCGACTCGCTGAAGGTTCTGGCAAGCGCCACAACCGAGAACTCGTTCTTGGACGGGGTGCACGAGCTGATCCACAAGAGCATGGCCAACGTGCTTTTCATGAACGAGGGCACGTACCTGGGCTTTGGAAAGGTTCTTCGCCGACTGGCGCTGAGCGCCACGACCAAAGACGCCTACGACCGCATCTGGGATGTGTTCGCGGGCACGAAGTTGGTGGACATCGGTCTGCAATCCGACCAGAGTACGGAGATCATCACTGCGACCGAAGATCCCGGCGACGCCGGCAACGACGCGACGAGCATCTACGGCGTGCGCTTCGACGGTGAGGACGGACTGCGCATCATCCAACTGGCGGGCTTCGGCCCGGAGCCGGTTGACTTCGGCGAACTGCAAACGCAGCCGCAGAAGATGAAGCGGATCGACTGGCCGATTGGCCTCCAGGTGGTCGGCAAGTTTGCCGTTGGCCGCCTGAAGGGCTTCAAGATGGCGGCGGCATAAGGGGGATGACAAAATGTTTGACGCGAATCTTCTCTTCTCAAACGCCGCTGTCATCACGACCACGGCCAACTCTGGGGAGCTTGACCTGCGCGGCACGGCGGCGGACGGCGTTGATGTCGAAGTCGCCGTGACCGCCGCGAGCGGCACCGGCCCGACGCTGGACCCGGTTGTGCAGCATAGCGACACATCCGGATCAGGCTTCGCGGCGCTGACGACGTTCGCGCAAATCACGGCGACCGGGCGCGCCACGCGCCGAGTGCAGAGCGACAAGCGGTTTCTGCGCATCGCCTACACGGTCGGCGGCACGTCGCCGTCCTTTACCGTGACGGCGGGCATCGTGAGCGGCAAGCCGACTGACCAGGTTGATCGGTCTGTGGTTCCGTAGTGCATCGGCAACATACAACTGAATATCGCAATCCGGGGGCGAGGTGCGCTGCGCTGCGCCTCGCCCCTATCACTCCCACCAACTGATGGGGACTGTTTCGTGAAAAGGAGAAGTCATGGCTAAGAAGAAAGTTGTTGAGGCGGGCGTTATGACCATCGGGTCTGATGAAGAACTATACCGGACTGCCGCCGACGAGGTTGTTGAAGTGAAGAAACCCCAGCGGTACATCGTCGTCTCGGACGCTCAGGACTACAACGGCAAGACGTGCGGACTGAGGTTCGAGGCGGGGCGCGCGCTGCTGGATCCGGGGGCGATTGACCCGCGCCTGGGCTGGACGTTCGAGAAGGTGGTTCTGGAGTTAAAGAACCTGCCGGGCTATACGCTCCTGCCTGTGCAGGACGGCGCCGACCTGTGGTCGCTGCTGCGCGGGGTTGACCTTCAGAACCCCGAGGTACGCAACGAGATTGCGCTGAATGAACAGGCTGAGCGCAACACGGCGGAACGGCGCCGGCTGCTGGGCGCGACGTAACGAGCAGGTAGACAGGTAGACAGGTAGACAGGGTAACGCATGGCTACGCTATTCGATGCTCTGCTGCACACGGCTCGCGCGCTGGAGGCGTTGCACGAATCCGTCGCGACGGGCGGCAGCACGACCACCATCATCGACAACCGGCTTTCCGCGCTAGGTTGGGTTGCCGACGATTTTGACCAGGGCACGGCGTTTTGGATACGCGACGCCAACGGCTCCGCCGGCAGCCAGTCGCGCATCGTATCCGATTTCAACCTCACGGGCAGCGGAACGATTACGGTTGAATCCGCTTTCAGCGCGACCATTGAAACGGCTGACAACTACGGCGTGATGACGCGGCGCTACACGCGCGGCCTTCTGGTGAGCAAGATAAATGAGGCGTTGCAGGAGCTCGGAGAGATAGAGAGCTTCACGGACATTGTCTCGACGGGCGCGCTGGAATACGCGCTGGCCGCGACATTCAAGCGCATCGCACGCATCATCGCCGGAAACACCACGACGACACCGCAAGCGTGGACAAGGATACCGACGTACCAACATGCCGAGGGACGGCTGCTGTTCAAGACCGCGCCTGCATCCGGCAACACCATCCGCATTTACTACTACGCCAATCATGCCGCCGTTTACGCCGACGCCGACGCTATCAATCCAGACATCAACATTGACTGGCTGGGGATGGCGGCATCGGTGAAGTGCGCACGCTGGCGGCTCGGCCAGCCCGGAGCCGACCAGAGGGCACAGACGGCGCTTCTCAACGACCTGATGTCGCGCGAGGGGGGGATTCGGGCGCGCCGGCTGCGCTGGCGACCCAATTCCATTACCAACGTCTTTCCGACAGGCTACCCGGAAACGTAAGACGGCGCGGGGCAAATAGGACATGGCGTTTCCAACAACTCCCATTCTGGACAATTTCAATCGAGTCAACCAGGGTCCACCCCCCAGCGCAAGCTGGCACACGCCACTCGATGATTTCCTAGACCCGCTCGACGGCTGCATCGTCAGCTCGAACGAGGCCACGCACCAGGCGGCCCCGGCGGGCCTGTTCGGATATGCGACCTGGAACGCGGCGACATTCGGGCCTGACAGTGAGGTTTACGCAGACGCAGGAACTACCGGTATATTTCCGTTCAGACTTCACGCAAGGATGACGGGAATAAACATCGGCGGCTTCAACAATAGCTACTTCCTCCATGTGTCAAGCTCGGCTATCCAAATCTTCAAGTCGGTTGGCGGAACCAATACACTCCTGGGCACACTCGTTCGCACCAATGCCGCCGGCGAGTCATTCGGGCTAGAGATGATCGGCAGCACCCTGAAGGGATATTTTAAGCCCGTCGCGGGAGCCTGGACTGTTGCCCTTACCGTCACTGACACGACCTACACTGCTGCCGGACGCCTGGGTATAGCTCTTAGCGCAATCAGTCCACCCAACGTGCGAACAGACAACTTCGGAGGTGGGACAGTTGTCGTCGGAGGAGGAAACGGCGGCGGTGGTGGAGGCGGGCCACCTAGCACGTCGGGGGGGGGCGGCGACGAGCCGCGTTGGCGACCCAGCCCCGCAACCAACATCTTTCCAATGAACTACCCGGAGCGTTAACGTATGCCAATCAGCGCGACGGGCAACCAACCGCAGTATGTTCTCACGCTATCGGATGGCGTCAACACCGTCGGCCTGTTGACGCCGGACCGGGCCGGGATTCGCCGCCTACCGCGCAGTCCGGGAGTGGAGCGCAAGCACACAACGCAACGCGACTGGACAGGCGGGATGGGGAAAGACCGGGTTGTCGAAGACACAACGCGCTTCTACGACTCTCAGAGCGTTTGGTCGATGGTGTCGGGCCAGGTCTGCGCCGGGCCGATGTTTCGCTTCTCGAAGATGCGGACACAGAACATCGGCATGGTTCCTGGATCGGCGGGCGTGATCTACTCGAATGTCGGCGGCCTTTACGCCCGGTCATTCGTGGCTGATGGGGCGATGACAGAGCAATGGGTGACGGTTTCTATCCAGTGGGATGATTCGACGGCCACCACATATCCGACTATCGCCCTTTACACAGACGCCGCAGGTGCACCCGGAACGGTTATCTGGACGAACACCCTGACCGCAGCCGACTTCCCCGAACCTGGACTCGTCACATTCGTATCCAAAAATACCAGTGTAAACCTTGTCAGCGGAACGACCTACTGGGTTGTCGTGACCGTCGCCAACCCGTTTAACGTCGCGCTCGACGGCAGCTTAACCGGCAAGTACAAGGCCAACGGCGGGGGATGGTCGAACACAACCGGGGCGCCTCTATTTCACGTCTCTCATTACCAGGACGCCGACTGGGATAGGGGGACGTTCTTTGACTACCGCGGCGGGCTGTACTTCGTGGGCCGGCGCATCGGCGGAACGACAAAGTTGCACCTCAACGGAGATCGCGGCAAGGCCACGGGCGGCGGCGCGAACACGCTGACCGACACCGCTAAAACTTGGACAACCGACGAGTGGGTCGGCGCGGTGGTCATTATGATTAGCGGCGATGCGTCCACGTACTACTCGGAAATCCTGTTCAACACGGCCAACACGCTGACCACGCGAGACGTGATTAACGCGTCTGCTGGGTTGGAGTATGTCATAGTCGGAAGCGACAAGTGGACTGAAATCACAGGTCACGGGCTGGCGTCCGGTATCGTATCTGTGGCCGTGATGAACAACATCGCGTACTTCGGTCGCCTGGAGGGCGTGAACATCCGGCGTATGCGGTACGACGCGACGACGCTGCTTCACGAATTTGCCGATGATGGAACGAACGACGGCGCGTGGCTGTTGGTTGGTCCGCATTGGAGCACGGGGGTCACCTCGTTATACCGCGCGAGACACATATCCGGAACGGTCGCCGTCGCTCCGAAGCAGCCGTGGGGAACCAACCTGACATTTGAGGCGGACATCGACGTGGGAGACCGGGACTCGCTGATTATGAGCCTGGCGATGTACAACAACATGGTTTGGGCCGGGAATGAGAACGGGGTGTTTGTTTTGAAGAACGGAAAGTTCAACGAAGTGCCTATAGCCATGCGTGCGGCCAAGGACCGGCGCAACAACTGGGCTACGGCCGGATGGAACACCAACTTCTACTTCTCGCTGCACGACGGCCTGGAGCGCCTATTCGGTCAGATAGTGGACGACATCGGCCCCAACCGCGACGAGGGGATGCGCAACACCAAGAAGGGGTCGTTCAAGAAGCTTTTACCGGTCGTTCAATATATGTTCGGCGCCTATGACGCCGGCGCGGGAGACGGCCGCTACTCGAGTGTTCTGGCTACGACGCAGCCCGGCGGCGACTGGCACAACATTTTTACGGCCATTGAAAAGAACCAACGCATCTCCACCATTCACTACCAGGCCGTGCCCGGTCGGGTTAATCGTCTGTGGATGATCCACGGTCGGGATATAGGGTATCTGGAAATGCCGGACGATATTCACAACCCGGTGAACGACACTAACGTACGGTATGCCTGGTGGGGATACCTGACGACCGGCTGGATCGATTTTGACTCGCCCGAGCTTGAGCATTACTTTGACGACCTGCGAGTGATGACCCGGAACTTGGGGACTGACAAAACCTTGCGTGTGTTCTTCAAAATGAACCGAGACGAGCCGGGCGATCCGGCTTCTGATTGGCAGGGCCTCGCCGGTTTCACCCAGTCCCCGTACGAACGAATAAGCATCGGAGGTGGCGGATCGACCGTGTGGGGCCAGCGCATCAAATTTCGAATTGCGTTCATGTCCGACTCGTTCGCGACACCGGTGCTAAACGCCTTCGAGGTTCGCGGAAACCAGATGAACGAGGTGAAGTACGACTTCACAATCGACGTGAGGATTGAGGATCGCCTGATGTTAATGTCGGGAGACGACAGCACGCAGAAGGCGTCGGCGGTCGTTAATCAACTGGCGGCATGGCAGGAGAAGGCTGCGCCTTTGACGCTGCGCTTCGCCGGGCCGGGGATGAGCGGCATCATTGACAACGTGAAATGTCACATTGATCCGGTGTCGCTTGCCGTCACGGAATGGGACAATGAGGAGACGAAACTGACGGGCAACATCTTAGTGAAGGT